TTGAAATGATGGCCCCCAGGTTCTTCCCGGCCTCGTCCGCTTCCTGCTCAAGCCCGGTAAAGTAGCTCTCGAGCAGGTACATCATGACGGACCCGGATTCGCTCTCTCCTGCTACCTCCCCTGCCGCTTCCAGTTTAAATTTGGTCCGGAAGGTTTCCAGGTTTTTTGCTCCCTCGATTCCATCCGTCACCGCGCCGATCAGACTTTCATAGTATTTCTTGATATTGTCTTTTTCATCCGGGGTCAGCTCTTTCCCGGTAATGGCGCTGGTGAAAAGCTGCTGATTCAGCTTTGTGCTGGCTTCCTCGTAGGCCGTCATGGATGTCGTGATAGATTCCACGTGGGTTTGAAGAAATTTCTGCTCTTCGTCCCACTTCGTGTGGACGCCCGCCATGTATGTATTGAGCGCTTCAACGTCCAGGTCCATTTCCCCGAATTTTTCGGCCCAATTCTTTTGATCCAGCTCGTTGAAATACCCGATCATGGATGCGGTTGCCACGCTCGTCAGCAGCGCAAGGGATCCCCACGGCCCCAGCATCCCGTATATGGATGCAACCGTCTTCACGCCGCCCGCAATGGCTCCGCCGACGGCCAGGGTTTCCATCCCGGTTACGAAAGCTCTCCATGTCTCGTCCGGCCAGTTGTTCATGCTGTCCAGAATGCCGCCCAGCGCTGTATTGAATTTTTCAAGGTCCGGAGCGGTGAACTCGCCGACTTGCCGTTTGAATTCTTCCCATTTGCTTTCCAGCAGCTTCTGACTGCCTTCCAGCCCGCTCATCATGATTTCAGAGCCTTTTTTGGCGTAGCCCTGACTGTTATCGATGTTTTTCTTCAGCTTGTCAGCTGCACCGTTCGCCGCATCCAGCAGGGCAAGGGCCGAGCTGATGGTTCTCGTCGGGAAGATCGCCGCAAGAATCTCGTTCCTGCTTACCTCGTCGAGCCCCTTCGTTACCTCGTACAGTTCGCTGTAGATGTCCAGCAGGGGTTTCAGTTCGCCGTCCGTCTTGTACGCGGAGAAGCCCAGCGCATCCAGCTTTTTCGCGGCCTTCTGTACGCTCTGGTCCGCCAGAGCCTCCTGGATTTCCTCCGTTTCAAGGCCCAGCAGTTCCATGGCCGCGTTGGCCTTTTCCGTCGGCGCGATGATCCGGACTATGCTGTTCCGCAGCGCGGTACCGGCCTGGCTTCCGACGGTGCCGACGTCTGCCAGCACGGCGAGCATCGTGAACAGCTCCGATGTGCTGTCCCCGAATTGCGCGCTCGCGCCGAGAGCCATGAAGGCGTCGCCCAGCTCCTGGATATTCGTGGCGCTGCTGTTGGCGGCCATGGCCCACTGGTCGACGATGGTTCCCGCGTCCTCGAACCCGCTGCCCGTGGAGTTGATCATCTTGACCAGGTAGTCCAGGCCTTCGCTCAGCTCCATTCCGCCCGCCTGGCTGATCAGCATGGCCTGCGGAATGCCCTGAAGAATTTCTTCCAGGCTCCATCCAGCGTGGGCTGCCTCATTGATGGCCTGGCTGACGTCGCTGGTGTGGAAGATGGACGTCTCCGCCCATTTCGCCGCACTGTCGCCCAGCTGCTCCATGACCTTGTTCAGCTGGCTCGCGTCCTTGTATTGGCTGCTCAGCGCGAACTTCGCGGCCAGCATGTTGCTTTCGTAGTCCTTGTATACGTCCAGGCTTTCTCCAAGGAACTGGCCCGCCTTCGATCCCAGCTGTTCCAGCACCTCGCCGAACTGCATGACACGGCCGACCATATTATTAAATTCAGCGCCGACCCTGCCGTTCAGTACTAAAGTTTTAGTGACCTGATCCTGTGCCAACCTCTACCACCTCACATGCTGCCCGGACGGTTTCAGAAGGCTTGCAGGATGCCTCCCGTCCCGTCGTTGAACAGGAAAAAATAAACGCGGTCGCCCACCGCGTAGCTTGCTTCGTTGATTGCCGGAATCACGCAGATCATGCCGTCCCGGTCAAAGCTGGAAATCTCGAATTGTTCGCCTACGATGTCGATGATTTCGCCCCGCTCAATCCTCGCGCCGTAGTCGAATTTTCTTTCCACCGTCATGTGCTCGCCTCCGGTTTTACAGGATGGTGTCAATGCATCGGACCATTTCCGCGCGGGTCCTTTCGTTCACCAGGTCATGCTCCACCCGGTCGATGATCCATTCCCCGTAAGCGCCGGTATCTCCCCGGACCGAAACCCTTTCCATCGCCTGAAATCTTCCGTTCAGGTCCATATTGATTTCCAGCGTCTCCGCTTTCCGGTTGTGGTTCAGCAGGATTCCCCTGGCCCATCTCCCGGCGGTCACGTTGTCCCGGACCGGAAGCCCGGTGATCACCTTCTCCGGCCTCCCGCCCGCCGCGGTATCGATGGCCAGCCCGGTCCCGTATGGGCTTTTAATTCTGACCCGGCCCCACTTGACGTTTTCCCTTTGGATCCATCTCGCGCCGTCGTTCCCGGCGTTGACGGCGATTTCAATCTGCGGCGTCCGCAGCTGAGCCCAGGGGATATAGATGGCGCGCATCGCGCCCCCGACGCATTTCAGCCCGGCTCCCTCCATGGTCAGGATTCGGTTCAGGAAGGCGGTCCCGCCTTCCCCTTCCCGCGTCAGCCATGGATACACGATTCCGCCGCTCATCCCGTAGATACCGGCGCTCATCCCGTATTCCGCCGCGCAGGAAACCATGATCTCATTCAGGGTCTTCCCGGCGTACCCGGCCCATTTCCGACCGGCCGCGCCCGCCCTTGCGCTGCTCGCCAGCGCCCTGTACTGGTCCCCTTCGCTCCATACGGCCGTCAGATACAGCGTCCCGGTGTCGTATCCCTTGTGCAGTATCTGTATCCGGTCGTCCGTCTCCGGGGCCCAGCGGTTCCAGGAGGCGGCACCCCGCATCGTCAGGTCCAGCAGATCGCTTTCCCCGCCGCTGGCTTCCTGATGGATGCAGTCCTTTACCTGGACGTACCGTGTAATGTCCGTCCCCTGCCAGTAGATTTTCACGCGCCGCCTCCTTTCCGCTAATCTTCCCTTGCTTCTCTCTCTCTTTCGAGCACGTTAATCAGCGCCTGCCTTACCTTGCGGAACCGCCCCAGCGGCATGTTGAGGTAGTCCGTCATTGGTGTGTGGGAAGCCCGGCAGACCTGGATTACTGTTTCGTAATAAGAAAGCTCGCCGCCCTGGAAGAAGCAGCGAAAAAAAGCGTCGCAATTCTTGCGGCGTTGATTGCGTCTCTTACGCTCAGCCTCTCCATGATTTCCTTCTGGAAAAGTCCCGGCGTGCTTTTGGCCACCGCGGCGCAGAAAAGGTTGATCGCCTGCTTTTTGTTGATCTTGAATCCGGTTCCGCGCCCGTCGTCCATCTCGTCAAGCGCGTCGGCGTATTCCACGCCGTTCAGCTTCAGGAAATCATATTCCAGCTCCTCGATCATCCGGTCGCCGTCCTTCAGCGGTACGGCCAGCGGCATTTTCCCCTTCGCGGCCAGCTCTACGGCCATCTCCGCGGTCTTGTGGATTTTTTCCCGCTCTTCCTGTTCTTTTTTCTTCCGGTCCTCGGTATCCTTAATATCCTGTTCGTCCTCGCGTTTTTCGTTCTCGTTCATGTTCTTTATCCTTTCGTGATGATATTATTATTGATTATTGATTAAATAACCGGGCAGGGCCGTGTGGACACAGCCCCGCCCGGTTTACACAGGGAAATCAGCTCAGCAGCTTCTGCACGGGGTCTGTATAGCTCTTTCCGCCATACACGATCTTCCCGGCGCTGATGTCGATCAGTACGGTCTGCTCGCCGTCTTCGATTTCCTCGTACCGGATGACAGAGAATCTTTCCGTGCTTCCCAGGGGGTTTCCGGCCTCGACAGTACCCTTCTCAGTGCTCTTGTGCAGGCACTTCATGCGGTACTTGATCAGCTTGTGGCCCATGGTCGTCCCTTTGACGTCGAAGCACTGCCGCACGACGCGGAACTCGATGGTGTGGTTGTCGGGCGTCGCCAGCTTGGAGCAGTTGATACCGTTGTTGTGGGCAACGGAAAGCTCCATGGCGTTGACCCGGACCGGGTTCGGCATGTCGATGTCACCGGCCAGGCCGCTGACGTTCGCCATGCTGGAAGTCGGATGCTCGATGGTCGGCAGAACAACGGACGTCACATCCTCGACGGTCTTTTTGTCGCAGATGATCCGGTGATCTTCGACGTTATTGTATACTTTCTTCGGCATTTACGGTCCCTCCTTACTCGCCCACAACGGCGTTCGTCGCGAAGTAGGTTTCGAACCCGTTGTTCACCCAGTTGACGATGGCCTTCAGGCTCTTCGCCAGCGGGGTGGTGGTGATGTCGAAAGTGAACTTGTAGTCCCCGTTCATGATGTCGCTCCGGGCATCCGGGCTGGCGTCAACCGCGGCGACGCCGTAGGTCAGCGCGCCGATCTGGACCAGGGCGTCCAGCCTCGCCTGCTCCTCGGATACCAGGCTGGCGATGTCGTTCGCGGTCAGCGGCTGGTCGACATCCTCGAAGTGACGGTTCTGGAAATCGTTGCTGATGTAATACAGCATCATGCGGCTGGTTTCCGCAACGTTGACGAAGTTCGCATCGGCCGGGTTGTAGTCCGCGCAGTGCGCGCCCCAGATGACCCACCGGCCGCCCAGGTAGCAGGCGCTCGCGATGCCGTACTTGTTCAGCTTGTTGTTGATGATGGAATCATCCCATACGCGCCCCTCGAAGGCCGCGCCCATGTACAGGTTTTCGACCAGCGGCACGGGCAGATTGGAGCTGCTGTGATACGGGATGTCATCATTTTCATGCAGATTTTCCAGCAGGGCGGCCATGGCCAGCACACTCAGGTGATAGGTCTTGCCGTCGGTGCCCTTGGCGAGCGGCCAGAAAACCTTTTCGTTTTCTTTGTCGTATCCGTTCGCGACCTTGTAGGCGTAGATGGTATCCATCGTCAGCTGGGTGCTGCTGTTCATCAGGGGCAGATCGCTGTACATGAAGATGTCCCAGTGCTCGTTGACCTTCTGGGAATTCAGGTACATCGCCTCGTGCACGTCCTTGCTGCTGCTGAATCCGGGCACGATCAAATATGCGGGAATCATGCCGCACTTCTGGTATACGTCCTTGATGGCGTACAGGCCCTTGTTCAGGCCGCTTCCGTCGGTGCTGCCGATGATGTCGTCGTCGTCGATGCTCGTCGGCGTCACGCTGTAGTAGGTGGCCGTGATGGCCGTGGTTCCCAGGGCTCCGCTGGTCAGCTCGGTCGCGACGATGGCTTTCCGCGCGAAGTCATACGCGATGGCGTAATCCGTGCCCTTGACCAGGGTCACGGTTTCGCTGTCAACCGTATGGGTCAGCACAACGGTGTCCAGGATGATGTCCTCGGCTCCGCTGAAGACGACGCGCCCGCTCGAAGGGGTCGCGGTCTTGGTGGCGCTCGTCTGTCCGCGGTTGACGGCGGGGTCCAGCACATTGATGCAGACCAGCGGCCCGTATCCGCGCTCCTCGAAGAATACGTGGAACGCCTCGCACAGGGTGTACTTGTCCCATTCGCTGGAATACCCGAAGTATTTTCTGGCTTCCGCGATGTTGCTCACCCGGATCGGAATGTTGACGTTCTTGTCCCCGTTCTCGACCTGGTTGACCGGCGCGGTGCCGACAACGACGATGGCGCTCTGGGCACCCAGGGCCACAGGCGCGCCGATCACATTGCTCTCACCGTAAGCGCCGTGAAGATATTCGCTCATGTTGTTTTTCCTCCTTATAGCATTTGTGGTTATTTAAGCAGGCCTTCAATTTCCGGATTGAATTCATCCGCGTAGCACTTGAAGGTCACCGTCGATACGCCCTGATACAGCGGCCGGTCGTCCTTGATATACTTCTGGTCGCTGTAGGTTTCGTATCTCATTTCCTGTTCGATCAGGGAAAGGTCCGTCCCGGGGATAAATTTGGAGCTCAGTATCAAGTCGTCGAAGTCGTCCATCCAGTTCAGCAGGGTCATCAGCCCGTTTTCCGATCCTTCCCGGATCAGGCTCATATCGTATTTCCCCGTCTCCGCGGTGTCGACGAATCCCGGCAGCCGGATGCCGTCCTCGTATACCGTGAAGAGCACCTGAACCGTCAGGCTCTGGCCCATCGACTTCGGCCGGTGGATATTGCTGTACCGATCGAACCGCTGTTCCTCCATGTTTTTCACATAGCCCCCGACGGGCATGATCAGGATGCTCGGCGCTGTGTTCAGCGCATCCTCGTCCGCGCCGTAGCTTTCATCCGGCCGGGTCGGATAGAATCCAAGGTAACACTTTGGCTCCGCGCGCACGATTTTGGAAAAGTCCCCGTTCTTGGCTGGGGTTTTCATCTCCCGCCCCGCGCACAGGTTCTCGTATACGAATTTCCGCAGCTTTCTCAGCCGTTCGCTGGTCCTCATCCCGTCCTCCTTTCCGGCCGTTGCCCTGCCGGTTAATAATCGTCCGACTGTGCGACGGCCTTGGGGCTTCTCCGGCTCAATGTGATCGCGTATATCCCCATGTCGTTCTGCACTTGCAGGATTTTCATCATTTTGTTGTCGTAGTACCCGTGCTCATTGGGCACAGGCCTTCCGGGAAAATCTTCCTGCCGGACGTAGATCAGGACGTCGATGGTGTTGTTATCCCAGGAAATATCATTGACGTTGTTGTTCTTCCGCTTCATCACAACGTCTTCGTCTTCCACGGCGTTGAAAGGGATTCCGTTCCAGGTGTGCGTGCTTCCGAATTCTTCCAGGTTGATGAATACCCTGCTCCGGTCCTCCGCGATTTGGTCAATCAGCGCCATTAGCATCCCTCCCGCGGGTTATTTCTTCCGGCTCTTCCGGGTGGTTGTCTGCGGTGCCTCTTCCGGTTCCTCCGCCGGTTCCTCTGCGGGTTTCTCCTCCGGCTCCGTCGCGGCTTCCGCTTCGGGTTCAGCCGCGGGTTCCTCCGCGGGCTCCGCGGGCACGGCTTCCGGCACGGCGATGGCAATTCCCTGCTCAATCAGCCTCCGGGCATAGCTGTCGTTTTCCTGGCGGTATGCGCCGTTGATCATGATAATCATTTCCGTTTCCGTCCTTTCCGGACGACGACCTCCTCCGCGCCGACTTCAGGGGGCACGGCGGGCTCTTCGTCTTCCTCGGCTTCCACGGCCGGAATTTCATCAGGCTCGGGCTTCTTTGCCGCAGTTTTTTTGACCGCTGGCTTTTCCTCCGGGAGCTCGGCGGGAGCGGGCGCGGCCTTCCGGCCGTTCACGTCTCCCCTCGTCTCTCTCAGCACATTGGCGCGGATGAAGAATGCCTTCCGCTCCTCGTCGATGTCCTCCCGGATGATCTCGCCCGGCGTATATTCCCGTCCCCCGACGGTCAGATATCCGGTAGCGATATACATGTGTTCCTCCTCTTACAGCACCGTAGCGACGGCCCACGCGTCGACGTTGACCGGCACGACGGTCGGGCGGCTGGTCAGACGGTTCTTGATGGCATTGCTCTCGATGGAGCCGTACCGCAGCGGCACAACCTTCTTGATGTAGGTGATGTGCTCCGCGCTGGCGTCTTCCTTCTCAACCTGGGTCACCGGGCCGTAGAAGACGTTCAGGATATCGTCGCTTCCGGCGATCAGCTTGCCGCTGGGCATGACGGCCTCGACGGTGCCCGCGTCATTGACGAAGGTTCCGCTCAGCGTATACAGCTCGACGTTGTCGCTGTTGTATCCCAGGAAGCGCAGGCCCTGGCCCTTGTATTTTGTTTCCAGGTTGCCCATCTCGGCGCGGCGGATGTCGAAGGTCTTCATCCACTTTTCGTCATTCCGCAGCGCGTTCCATACGTCGGGAGCCATGACGATCTTGGTCACCGCGCCGCCGCCCTCGTACACGAGGTCGAAGATTTTCTCCATGTCGTAGGCGATGGTCGCGCCGTTCTGATCCCAGTCTGTGGCGGGGGTGTAGTTGTTGGTGAAACCGTAGTCCGCATGCAGGGTGGGCTGAAGATCGCGGCCCTCGTTGGTGTAGCGGAACAGTTCCAGCTTGCCGGTCAGCAGGACCTGACGGACCATCCAGCCGATTCTCCGGTCGATGGCGGCCAGCATTTCCTTCTGATCGCGGGCCAGGAGTTTCTTCTCCCGCTGTTCGGGAGTCATAGCGCCCAGCACCTTCTCGCCGAAAGCACGGCCCTTCAGGTCGTTGTTTTCGATCACGCGTTCGGGGGCGATGGTGCAGAATCCGATTTCCCGGGTCTGGTATCCGGTCCGCTGCATCACGATGCCGCCCGCGTTTTCGGTCACGATGGGAGCCATGGGACGGTCGCCCTTGCGATAGTCGTAGATGGCCTTGTCGTCTTCGACGGTTCCCGCGTCCTTCGCGAAGGCGTCATGCAGGAAGGGATATTCCCGCGGCATGACCTCGATAGCCGCGAGCTGAGCCCTGGTAGAATAGATATCCATATCTGTTTATCCTCCTTTAATCGTGTTTTCGTTGGTTGGTCCGTCAGGCCCACACGGCGTAGAGCGTCACGTCTCCGTCGACGGTCAGGGTCGAAGCCGCGGCCTTGTCCGTGCCGGTTCCGTCCGCCTTGGTGTTCCACTTGCTGAAGCTCTTGCTCGCCGGAGCGGTGAAATTGGTCACGGTGTTCGCCAGTACGGTGTGAGTCGCGCCTGCCATTTCCTTCACGACGTAGTCAGCTTCCTCCGGGTCCGCGCCGTTATTGGCAACGTAGGTCACGCTGAAAACCCGGTTGTCTACGGTGGCGTCGGTGTCGGCGTCGACCTTCATGACGATGCCCATCAGGCGCAGAATCTGCTTGTACGCCGCTGTGATCGTGCTCCCGGCCTTCAGGAACACTTTGCCGTCGATAAAGCGGCCCGCGCGGTAAGCGCTCGCGTCCTCGGCGATCAGCGCGCCGTCGCTGCCGGTGTCGGCAGCATCCGCCAGCACGACGAGGTTGTAGCTCGTGGTGATCTGGCTCGTGGTGGCCGGGGCGTACAGGCCGTTGCTCTTCTGATACAGCAGACAGCCTGGTTCAAGAACACCGTTTCCGGGTTCCAGCGCCACAGCGATTTTATCGGCACCCCTGGGGTCTTCCAGCAGGGCGGCCGGGGTAGAAGTCCCGATAACTCCATACAGATCCATTTTTCATTTCCTCCTTTTCATTTCTCCGGGAATCAGTACATGCCGTTCCCGGTCTTGGCCTGTTCAGCATAGGCTTTCATTTCGTCAGCGTAGGCTTTCAGGTCATCCGTTTCCTTCAGGTCGTCCTTCGGCGCGTCTCCGGCGACGTCCTTGGCGGGTTCGGTTTCAGCGACGCGGCTCTGGATGTAGGCAGTGCCCTTGTCCTTCTCCGCCTGTTTCGCCTCCCGCTGCCGCTTCGCGCAGGCGCGCACGAAATCAACGGCGCTCATGCCGGTGTTCTTGGCGGTTTCCGCCAGGTCCCGGTTTTCGTCGGTGGTCAGGTCGTCAATCTCGTTGCGCCTTTCCTGGTCCTGTTCCAGCGCTTCCCGCGCGGCGTCCTGGCGGATGCTGTCCAGCAGCGCCGGGTTTCCTTCGCGGAGCTGATCCACAGTAAGGTCTTTGAGTTCCATGGTGTCAGTGTCCTCCTTGTTTGAATTTATTACAGTCGAAAACCCGGCAACTGGATTTTCGTTGCTGCCGTTCAATACGGCCGCGGCTGCCGCGGCCAGATTCTGGGCCGTCATGGCCAGCTTTTCGGGCGGCATGGGCATGATCAATTCTTCCGGTTCCTTCCAGATAGAGATCTGGGCAGGATTCACGAGGCCCCCGTCCGCCGTCTCGGTTAAATCATCCGGAATAGCGTGATACATGCCCTTCATGATCCGCATCTGTTCCCGTGTCACGCTCGCGGCCGCGGGCATGGCTTTGCTCTGCCCCTCGTCGCTGACCCGGTCGCAGAAGCCGCGTTCCACGGCCTCGTCCGCGGTCATCCAGGTTTCCGCGTCCATCCATGCCTTGATCTGCTCGTCGCTCTGTCCGCTCTTCTTCGCGTACATGGCGCGCATGTCTGCCTCCATCACGCGCAGATCGGCGGCCTGCTTCTCCATGTCCTCCGCGTTTCCCAGGGCGATGGTCCACGGATTGTGGATCATGAATGTGGAGCCCGGAGCGATTTCCACGTCCGCGCTCGGCAGGGTGGCGACGATGGTCGCCGCGCTCGCGCACATGCCCTGAATCAGCACATGCACGTTCTCGAATTTCGCGCTGTTGATGATGCTCCGCATGGCGACGGCCTCGTATACCTCGCCGCCGGGGCTGTTGATCCGAAGGTTCAGGTTTTTGACCCCGTCCTTCTTCATGTCCTTGACGGCCTTGTCGAAGTCCAGGCTGCTCTTGTCGTCCTTGCTCCACTTCCAGTCATCGGAAGCAATCTCACCCCAGAGCATGATTTCCCCGTCCTCGCTTCCGGGCTTCGCCTCGGCCCGGAATCCCAGCCGGAATCTGTCTCTCATGTGTTTTCGTCCTCCTTTTCATCTTCGGCCAGGTTCGTTTCGATATCCTGAACGATGATGTTCTGTAGTTCCCGCATGGCTTCCAGTTCCTTCCTCCGCTGCCGGACGTTGGCGTTCCAGTCGTTCCCGTTGTATTCAGCCGCCTCCTGCTCCTGGGTGCTGATGTTGTTCGCAATCCGCGTCGCCGCGGCGTTGACTTCCTTCAGCGGGTCGACATGGCCCATGCTCGCTCCCATCCACAGGCATCCGCACCATGCCTGCCGGATCGCCGGGTCATCAAAAAAGCCCGGAGCCTCGATACGGCCCAGGGCGACGGCCTCACTCAGAAAGGCCTCGTATATGGGTTGGTTGAACTGATAATTGAACCGCGTCCGGTAGACCCGCACCGTCCGCCAGAAGTCCAGCAGCGCGGCCCGGCTCGCGGTGTAGTTGCTGTCGTATTTCTTGATCAGCACTTCCTTCGGGATGCCCTCGCCCGCGCCGGTAAGCATCATGTACGTGTCGACGAAGCTCTGGAAGGCGCTGGTCTGCCGGACCGGTACGACGGTTTCGATGTGTTTTCCCGGCGGCAGGGTGTATATCGCGCCAGCGCCCAGCTCAATCCGGTAATCGTCGTCCGTCACCTTGTCTTCCTCGCTGATGGAATCGGTGATGGCATCCTGCCCGTCGTCCTCCTTCGTCGTGATGAAGGCGGTCAGCATGGCGCTGACGACGTTCGCCGCCAGCTCACTCTTCAGATACCGGTCCAGGCTCTTCAGCTGTTCGATCTCGCTGGCCACGAAGGGAACGCCCCGCCGCTGCTCCGGCCGCTCCGCGGTCATGACGTGCAGCACGTTCGGCATCCCGGTATCCTTCCCAAAGGCGTCAATCGCGGTCCAGGTCAGTTCCCCGTTGTCGTTCTCCGCCTCCGGGTTCCGGCTGGCGATGTGATAGCGAATCACCGCGCCTTCCCGGTCGATCTCCACCCCGTCGATGATCCGGCCCCCGCCGGTGGTTTCCTCACTGACGGAATCGCCGCTGCTGTTCGGGGTGCTCAGCCGGTCGGCCTCAATGATGCGGATCACGGTCTGGTATGGGGTCCGCGGATTCGGCTTCATCCCGAACAGCGCGAGGTCGTCCCCGCTGACCAGGAAACTCAGGAAGGCCAGCATCTGCATCCCGTAGAAGTTTTCCATCCGCGTCGCGTCGCACATGGGGTTCTCCGCCCACAGTTTCCATTCCCGCAGGATGGCCCGCTCCGCTTCCTCCGCCTGTTCCTCGCTCATGCCCAGGAATTCCCAGTCGATTTTCGGCTTCGGAATGATGCCCCATCCGACGACGCTGGTCGCCAGGGTGTTCGGGCCGCTTCTCCCCAGTCCGCCGCCCGCGAACAGGTCCCTGCTCCGTTTCCGCAGGGTGCTGCTGTACAGGTCGATCTGGTCTTCCGCGTTTCCGCCGTCAACCCGCCAGCCGATCATGCTGTTCAGGGTCGTGCTCGCCCCGTGGTTCCCGTAGCTCATCCGGGCCCCGCCTGTCCCGGTCCGGCCCGGCCCGCGGTCCTGCTGTCCGGCTGTCTCTTTCCGCATGCGCTTTGCGTATGCCTCGTTTCCCCTCTTCGGGCTGACCGCGAACAGCATCCTCTCCCGCAGGTTTGGTTCGTTCTTTGCCATGTTTTCACCTCACAAAAATCGCGAACGTTCGCGGTTTTACAGGTCCCTCGGTACGACGGTCTTGACGGTTTTGTACCCGCCGTTCAGCCTGGCAATCAGGGAATTGAAGTAGTTGACCCAGTACATGATTTCCTCCATGTCGATGTAGGTCAGTTCCCGGCTCCCGATTTTGTAGCTCTTGACCCGCCCGTCCGCCAGGGCTTTCTCCGCGGCTTTCCACAATTCAAGGCGTTCCTTCGCCTCCGCCAGCGTGTACGGATACTGTTGTACAGCCATTTAAGTTTCCCCTTCCCCTTCTTCGTCCTCGGTTTGCGCGTATCCCGGGAGCGGAGCCTCTGCAATCTCTTCCAGCACCTTCCGGATTTCCCGGTCGATGATGGCCTTGATCACCTCCGCGTTGTCCTGCCCCTGAAGCATCGGGGCAAGTGTGGCGGGAAGGTGCAGCGCGTTCTGCATCACGGTGTTCGCGATATCGTCCCACAGTCTCCGCACGTCCCCAACGTCGACCAGGCTTCCCTCCATCCGGCTGACTTCCAGCTCCGTTTTCCGTGTCTTGACCTTCTCATGCGCGGCCTTGATCTGGTCAAGGTCCTTGACGCCTTCCATCGCGTCATTCACATGGAAGCGCGTCCATCTCCGGATGAATTCGCCCAGGTCGCATCCGCCTTCCGTCTCGACAAACAGCTTTTCGTCGTCCGGCAGTTCCTTGTTGATGTTGTACAGCATCTGATAGCTGTATCCGACCAGCTCCGCGATTTTCTTCTTCGTCAGCGTCATGTCAAATCCGCGAACGTTCGCGGTTTTCCCCCTTTTAAGCCCAGTTCTTCATTGCCTGTTCGATGTGATGATTAATCCTTTTCAGCATGAAATTGCCAAGTTCTTTGTCCAGCTTTTCGGATGTCGGAGAAGTGACGGCCATCTGCGGCAGGCTCTTGCCGACGACCCGTACCATCTTTTTGCTTTCGCTCCGGGTAGCCGCAATTTTTTTGCCCACAGGAAAGATAACGTTTCCGCCCTGGTGCGGGGTGACGTCCGGCAGATTGCTCCATGACCCCCTCTTGATCTGCGCGGACTTGACGCGCCGCCTTTTGCTCGCGCCCTTTTTGCGGCTGATCAGCGCGGTCCTCATCTTAAAGGTTGTGCCAATCAGGCCGCGCGCGCCGCTCAGCGGAATTTCCCAGCTCAGAGGCCCGGTCGCCCGCATGTGCAGCACATGCTTTCTGGCCCACTGTTTCGTCACGGCAAAGTCTTTTGTGACCACATTCGCAATGAGCGACTGCGATTTTTTGCCGGTGTCCACGATGGTATGGTGTATGATCTTTTCCGCGGTCTCTTCAGAAAAGGTATTTTTCATCCGTTCTATGGATTCCATAACCTCGCTTACATCCACGTACAGCGCAGATCCTCTCGGCATGCCGTACCCCTCCTTCCTGGCAATATAAAAAAGCGGCCCGCTTTCGCGTCCGCTTTCGATAAATTTCCTGATAGCATAATATCACGTCAAGGCATGAGAATCAAGAGGGTTTTGGAAAATTTTTTCCCGTCCTTTCCATTTTGGCCCCGTCCATTGAAAATCAACGCCTCCGCCTATACGCTGATCCCTTTGCTGACGACCATCCGGCTCTTCTTCTTCTCGATCTCCGACCTCGTCACGATCTTTTTTTCCTGACCGCCGCCCAAAACTCTTTCCAGCTCGGAGAACTGCCATTTCGTGAACTTGTAAATCGCCCTG